TCACCTTATATCGGTGGTGGTGTGTATTGGAAATTGAAACTTAAAAAATAATGGGAGTTCAAGGGCAACCTAAGAAAACATTAAAAGAAATAATAGCTGAAGAATATCGTAAATGTGCGTTAGACCCCATTTACTTTATGAAGAAGTATTGTATTATTCAGCATCCGGTGAGAGGTAAAATACCCTTTCACCTTTTCCCATTTCAGGAAGATTGTTTAACTGACTTTAAAGATAATCGTTTAAATATTATTCTTAAATCTCGTCAATTGGGGTTATCAACATTATCTGCAGGATTTATTTTATGGAAGATGTTATTCAATCAAGACTTTAATGCATTGGTTATTGCAACAAAAGTAACTGTAGCAAAAAACTTAGTTGAAAAAGTAAGAGTGATGCACGACTTACTTCCTGTTTGGTTAAGAGATGGTGGTAATAGTTCGGTAGAAGATAACAAACTTTCCCTTAAATTAAAAAATGGTTCACAAGTAAAAGCAATCGCAAGTTCTCCAGACGCAGGTCGTTCGGAAGCATTGTCATTGTTGATAGTAGATGAAGCCGCATTTATTAGAGATATTGATGAAATTTGGTTATCTGCACAATCAACATTATCAACAGGTGGTTCTGCAATTGTATTATCTACTCCAAATGGTGTGGGTAATTGGTTTCATAAAATGTGGGTAGAAGGTGAAAGTGGTGCAAATGGATTTAATTGCATAAATTTACATTGGACAAAACATCCAGAAAGAAATCAGGCATGGAGAGACGAACAAACTCGAATATTGGGAGTTAAAGGTGCTTCACAAGAATGTGATTGTGACTTCGTTGGTTCGGGTGATACCGTAATTGACCCGGCATTATTGACTTGGTATAAAGACACATATGTAATGGACCCGGTTGAAAAAACTGGCTTTGATGGTAATTATTGGAAATGGGAACATCCAAATTATAATAGAGCATATATGGTAGTTGCCGATGTCGCTAGAGGTGATGGTTCGGATTATTCTACATTCCAAGTTATTGATATTGAAGATAGTTCACAGGTTGCAGAATATAGAGGTAAAATTGAAACAAAAGATTTTGGAAACTTTTTAGTAGCAGTATCCACAGAATGGAATAATGCACTATTAATTATAGAAAACTCAAATGTAGGATGGGCAACTATCCAACAGGTGATTGATAGAGGATATGGTAATTTATTCTATATGAGTAATGACCTAAAATATATTGATGTTGAAAAACAAATGTCTAATAAGTTTTATAGAGACGAAAAGAAATTGGTTGCAGGATTTGGAACAACGATAAAAACAAGGCCACTTATAATTTCTACATTAGACACATACATAAATGGTAAAGATATTTTAATTCGTTCTCAAAGACTTATAGATGAATTATTTACATTTATTTGGAGTGGTGGTAGAGCCGAAGCAATGAAAGGATATAATGATGACTTAACAATGGCATTGGCAATTGGCCTATGGGTTCGTAATACAGCACTTCGTTTGAAACAAGAAGGTATTGATTTAACAAAAACGATGTTAAATTCAACACAGGTAAGTCAATATACCGGATTTGTTGCATCAGGACATCTTAAACAAAATCCGTATGAAATGGATATGGGTAAAAAGGGAGTAGAAAATTTAACTTGGTTATTGGGATAATTATATATTTATATGTTGAAACTATTGTAATATGAGACTAATTAATTTAATTCCGTTAAAAGAAATGGAAAATCCTTGTTGGAAAGGATATGAAATGGTAGGAACTAAAAAAAAAGATGGTAGAGAAGTACCAAATTGTGTTCCTGTAAAGGAAAATGTAGTAAGTGAAACAACCGGTAGAGAAGCAAAAGAAATTGCTAGATTGACTGGTACACGTGATAGTATAGTACAAAAATTTATAAATGATTTTAATTTAAATGCTAAAAACCTTTTTAACTTTATAGCTAAAGGAAAAGAAAAAGTTAGAAAAGATTTCGCAACCGCAATGTCGGGTAGACCTGGTAATAAATATCAAGGTGATTTTGTAGGTATGTTTGGTGAAGATATCAATAGTGACGATGATGTTAATTATGGTTTAGTTGAACCAGAAGAATATGATGTAGAAGATGAGGATATGGAAGATTTTATTTCTTTTATGAGAGCATATGCTAAAGATTTAAACGAAGCAACTTGTCCTTGTATGCATGAGGCAGAATATCAAGGCAGAGAAGTTAAGTTAGGTAAACCAATGCAAGGTGATGTTAAGAAATTCAAAGTATATGTAAAGAATCCTGCAGGAAATGTGGTTAAAGTAAACTTCGGACAAAAAGGAATGAAGATTAGAAAATCAAATCCTGCTGCAAGAAAATCATTTAGAGCTAGAATGAATTGTGATAGTCCAGGCCCAAGACATAAAGCAAATTATTGGTCTTGCAGAAAATGGTAAATTTGGAAATGTGGAAAATTTTTCATATATTTAGAAAAATAGAATAATATAAAAATGGCAGATAAATCAATATTTAGTAGGTTACAAAAATTATTTTCAACAAACACAATTGTTCGTAAAACACAAGATGGTGTAAAGGTTGTTGATACCGATGAGTGGCAGAATATGACCACAAACTTAGTTGACCGCTTTATGAAAATGAAAGTGACCAACTATGGTACAGGACAAACAGCATCATCAATGGCATATCAGCAAGTTAGAATTGACTTGTTTAGAGATTACGACTCAATGGACTCAGACCCAATCCTATCATCGGCATTAGATGTTTACTCAGATGAAACAACTGCTAGAAATGAAATGGGCAATGTTTTAAAAATTCATCATGAAGATGACCAAATAAAACAATTATTAGAAAATTTATTCTATGATATTCTTAATGTAGAATTTAACCTATGGCCATGGACAAGAAACTTAGTAAAATATGGTGATTTCTTTTTACAATTAGAAATAGCAGATAAATTAGGTATTGTAAATGTAATGGCTTTATCAACATACGAAGTTAGTAGAGTTGAAAATTTTGACCCAGAAAATCCACAAAGAGTTAAATTTATATACGCACCATACCAAAATCCATCAGGTGGATATGGCCAAACTCCAAAGAAAGAATTTGAAAATTATGAAATAGCTCACTTCCGTTTAAATTCGGATTCAAACTTTTTACCTTACGGAAAATCAATGATAGAAGGTGCAAGAAGAGTTTGGAAACAATTGATGTTAATGGAAGATGCTATGTTAATTCATAGAGTAATGAGAGCTCCTGAAAAAAGAATATTCAAAATCGATGTAGGTAATATTCCACCAAATGAAGTGGATAACTACATGCAGAAGATTATCAATAGTTCTAAGAAAGTTCCATTTGTAGACGAAAGAACAGGAGATTACAATTTGAAATACAATATGCAAAACCTTATTGAAGATTATTATATGCCAGTTCGTGGTAATGATAATGGTACTTCAATTGATACCTTAAAAGGTTTGGAATATAATATGATTGATGATATCAACTACTTAAAGGGTAAGTTGATGGCAGCATTGAAAATTCCAAAAGCATTCTTAGGATATGAAGAAGATGTAAATGGTAAAGCAACATTGGCAGCACAAGACGTTAGATTTGCAAAAACAATTGAAAGAGTACAAAGAGTATTAATTTCGGAATTGACTAAAATAGCAATTATTCATTTATATGCACAAGGTATTACCGATGATAGATTAACTGATTTTACATTAGAACTTACAATACCATCTAAAATATACGAACAAGAACAAGTTGAATTATATACTTCTAAAGTGGCATTGATTACACAAATGCAACAAACTAAAATGTTCTCCAAAGAGTGGATGTATGAAGCCGTAATGAAACTTGCAAAAGATGAACAAGATACAATGACATTACAGGTATTAGATGATACAAAACAAACATTCCGTTTAACTTCAATTGAAACACAAGGTGTTGACCCGGCTAAAGAAACTGGTACCGATGAACCAACCAATGTAGAAGAAGAATTGAATAGACTTAAATCGGAATTAGAAGAAGATGATAAAGGTGGTAGACCAAAAGACCCTGTTAGATATGGTAAAGATGACCACCCACAAGGTAGAGACCCGTTAGGTATTAAGACTCTTAAACAAAAAGAAGGTTCGGTAAAATACAAAGCAAGAGATTCATATTTAGAGATATTTAAGGATATGAATGGAAATAAAAAGACTATTTTAACAGAAGATACCACAAAAGAGTAATAAACCAATAATAAAATATATTTATATCAGAATAATTGTATAATTTGATGAAAAAAATAAAACATTCGAAATTTAAGAATACGGGATTTATATTTGAATTATTAGTAAGACAAATCACCGCAGAAGTAATGTCGTCTAGTAAGTCAGTAGCAGAAAAACTATTAAAAGAACATTTTAATTCTAAACAAGAATTATCAAAAGAATTGAAATTATATCAATATCTTATTAATGAAAAATATAATTCAGAATCAAAGGCTGAACAATTCATCAATACAATATTAGAAGCTCGTAAAAAAATTGACGAGAAAAAACTTACAAAGGAAAAATACAATCTTATAAAAGAAATTAAAGAAACTTATGATTTAGATGAGTTTATAAAATCTCCAATTTCTAATTATAAAACATTAGCATCTATTTATAAAATATTTGAAACGGTTGTAACGGATACACAATACGAACCAACTGACATAGTATCTGCAAGATTTACAATTGCAGAAAATATTATTAATTCTTCTATTCAAAATAAAGATGTAAAAATTAAAGATGCGGTTTTAGAAGAATATAGAAAACAAGATGATGATTTAAGAGCAGTTTCTTATAAATTATTGGTTGAATCATTTAATAACAAATATAGTAATCTTACAAATGACCAAAAAGGTTTATTGAGAGAATATATTAACAATATCAACAATACTGGTAAATTAAGTGAATATGTTTCAACCGAAGTAACTAAATTGGTAGAAGGATTAAAAGAAGTTGGTTCTAAAATTTCCGACAAAGTTACAAAAATCAAATTAGCAGAAACAATTGCAAATATTAGAAAAATTAAATCTGTTAAAAAGATTAAAGAACAACATTTATCAGCAATGATGATGACCTACGAATTATTAAATGAATTAAAACAATCCATAAAGAAATAAAAAATGACAAATTATAGAATATTCAAAATCAGTACATTTACCTCATCAAGTGTAATTACTAAAATAGGTAGACATGATACTACGGGTAATTACGATAAAGCATGGGGTGTAATGACTCCTGTTGGATTTGCTACAAGTGGTAGTTTATATGTAGAAGGTGGTGGTTCATTGGCATTACAAACATTAATACCTGGACAAATTTATCCATGTCATCCAACGGCAATTCAATTATCAGCAGGAACTGCATCAGTATTATCATAAACTAATTAGATATGCCAGCACAATCAAAAGCACAACAACGATTTATGGGTATGGTTCATGCAGCTCAAAAGGGTGATATGGAAAATCCATCTCCAGAAGTTTCTAAAGCAGCAGATTCAATGTCTGACAAAGATGCTAAAGATTTTGCATCAACATCTCATAAAGGATTACCTGATAAAAAAACCGAACAACTTAATAAAATAAGAGAAATTGTTCGTAAGATGGTGAGAGAAAGAATGATTGACGAAATGAACACCACAGGTAATATTGAAGGATATAATACTCCATATGCATTTAGTGGTAAAGATAGTGAAAAGAAAAAAGCAAAAAGACAAGCAGACTTAACAGGATATACTCCGGTTAATGAAAATAGATGGTTAGCATTGAAACAAGATGAATCAACCGCACAATCTAAAATTGGTAGAGGTATATCTAACATCAATAAACAATTAAGAGAAATGGAAAGATTTCTTAATTGGTATGGTAAGATTAAAAATGAAAGTGGTGTTAGTAACAAATCTTATTGGAAAAGGACAAATAGTCATATTTATAGTATACAAGAGAGATTATTAAAATTAGACCAAAAAATCAGACAAATATCAGAATAATGAAACATACAGAATTAAAAGAACTTATCCGTCAAGTAGTTAAAGAAGAAAGTGACTACCAACAATTATTTAAACACATGTTAGATAGAACAGGTAAGTCTATTCCTGATATGTCCGATGCAGAAAAAGTTAAATTCTTTACCGCAGTAGATAAAGCAACCAAAGCTAAATCCGAAGGTAAATTAACAGGATACAACGAAGCCGAATTATCTGCAGGTCAAAAGAAAATTGATGTAGATGGTGATGGTGAAATTGAAGGAAGTGATTTAGCAGCATTAAGAAATAAAAAAGAAGAAAACATAAACGAAGCTAGAGATGCTGATGGGAATGAATTTCCTGAAATGGATGATGTTAAAGCAGCTATCAAAAAAATGATTCAAAATGATGCCGTTGAAAAACTTTTAAAAAATAAAGTTATTTCATATTTGCAAAAAGAAAAAAGATTTGATGGTGCAGGTAATACAAATAGTATGAGATTGTATGATAAAGCAATAAACGATTTACTTAATAATTAATAAAATAATGAGTAAAGGATTATTGATAGAAACACATTTGTTTGAAGCAAAACTTCAACAAGAAGAAAATGGAACTTATTTAGTTAAGGGTATTTTGCAAAGAGCTGGTGCACCTAACCAAAATAATAGAAGATATCCTAAAGAAATATTGGAGAGAGAGTGTCAAAAGTATCAACAACTTATTAAAGAACGTAGAGCATTGGGTGAATTAGACCATCCTGAATCTCCTGTTATTAATTTAAAGAATGTATCACATAACATTAGAGAAATCTATTGGGAAGGTGATGATGTATGTGGAGTAGTAGAAATACTTTCAACACCATCAGGTAATATCTTAAAAGAATTATTAAAGAACAACATCCGTTTGGGTATTTCATCTAGAGGATTGGGTTCAGTAAAAGAATTAAGAGATGGTACTGTAATGGTAGCAGAAGATTTTGAATTGGTAGGTTGGGATTTTGTATCTAACCCATCAACACATGGAGCATTTATGGCACCTTTACAGGAGTCAAAACAATGGGCAAAGATAGCAGAAGAATGTGGTAAGTGGTGTAAGTCACAAGATTTAATGAGAGAAATTATAATAGAACTTAATTAATAAATAATAAAATGGCAAAGTTAATAAACTTAATACCTGGAAGAGAAGTGGTGAAAGAAGATTTAGAAGATATGGATGTTACTTTACCATCTCAAGTTCAAAGATTTTTGGATAGAACAATTAGTATTGTAAAAGGATATAATTTACCAAAGAAAAAAGAACAATTAATTATTGCAAAAATAATTGATGCATTGGGAATGGATAGACAACAATTGATGCAAGCAATTACAAAAATTAAGAAAAACGATATTTTAAAGAAATAATATATGATAAAGTTAAGAAATATATTGAGAGAAACGGAAGAGTTTCAACAATTACCATCGGAGTTAAAAAAACACTTCTTGGAAATCATTTCAACTTATAACCAACATAGAGAGGGTATGAGTAGAAAATCCGACATTATGCAAATTGCAGAAACTTTGGGTGGAATAGCTGACGCAGCACAAGAATATACTTTGAGAGAAGGTGGTGATTGGTTCGATAGAGTTACAATCAAACGTAATATGAACGAATTAAAAAAATTACAAACAGGATTTGAAAAAGAAGCAGTTGAGGCACAATCTCAACAACAAAGATTAGAAGCTTTATATGAAGATATGGGACATGTATTAGGCAGATACTTTGAAATAGCAGACTTATCGGAAGATGTTATGAAACAAAGATTGGGATTACAAGAACAAAAATGTAAAACTTGTAAATAATGGAACAATTAGCTTCATTATTATTACACAGTAGAACACAAACACATTCATTCCATTTAGGACAAAAAGGTGTTGGTGCATATTCAGCCCACATAACTTTGGGTAATTATTATGATACAATTGGTGGATTAGTAGATGGTTTAGTTGAAGCATATCAAGGACAATACGGATTGATTAAATTACAACCGGTAAGTGGTTTAGATACAAATAATGATATCAAAAATGTAATTGGATATTTTGACAAACTTATCGCAGTAGTTGCAAAATTAAGAAAAGACGAAAAATTACAAATGAGTTGGTTACAAAACGACATAGATACGATTGTAACTTTATTATACTCTACAAAATACAAATTGGTTAATTTACAATAGAAGAATGTTAGTAGTAAGTGTTAAGGGTGGAAACATAGAGTGGGCAATAAAAGATTACAAAAAGAGAGTTCAGTCCATAAAACAAATAGAAGAACTTAGAGAAAGGAAGAACTTCATCAAACCTTCTAAAAGAAAGAGGTTACAAAAAGAAGAAACTATAAGAAAAAACAAACTATTTTAATAGTTTTCTTTAGTTTTCTAAAAAATTTACATATATATTATCAAATATCTCATTTTTTATTATGAGATTACAAGACAGAGTTGATTAATGAATACCCTTCTTATAAGGTGTGACCGAACAATCAACATAATTACATTGGAGTTCCCTACAAGAATAACTTCACAAACAAATTTAAGGAAAAAACAAGATGGCAAATTCAAAATTATTGAAAGAAGCAATCGCTGATGCTAAGGCCGTTAAAGAAACCGCTCTTGCAAACGCTAAAATCGCACTTGAAGAGGCATTTACTCCAAGACTTCAATCTATCTTATCTCAAAAGATGAGAGCAGAAGCTGAAGATATGGAAGATGATGCTAAAAAAGTTGACGAAGAATTATCATCTACTGGTATTGGTTCAAAAGTTGGTGTTGACAAAGCTGTTAACCCAGGTACACAACCTACATTAGATGCTGACACAGACTTATCAGTTGGTGTTAAAAAAGACTCAGGTAAACCTGAACAAGCTGGTACTGACTATAAGAAAGTAGCAGACATTTCTGAAGAAGAAAACCCATTTGCACAACAAGATGATGTTATGGCTGGTGATGACAAAGATGCAGAAATTGCAGAATTGAAAGCTAGACTTGCAGAATTAGAAGGTGAGAACGGAGAAGAAACTGAAGAAAATCCATTTGCAAAAGCAGAAGGTGAAGATGAAATGGGCATGGATGACATGGGCATGGATTCTGAAATGGGTGATGATTCAATGGACATGGATGATATGGGTTCTGAAGAAGAATCTGAAGATGACATGGACTTAGAAGCTATCATCAGAGAATTAGAAGCATCAATCAATGGTGATGACAACGAAGAAGAAACTGAAGAAGAAGGAAGCATGTATGAAAATCTTGCCGATGGTTCTGAAGCAGGTACTGACAAAGGTGAAACACCAAAAGTTGTTGTAACTAACGAAGCGGAAGAAGATGATAAAGAAGATGACAAAGATGTTGTTGATTTAGAAGAAATCTTACGTGAAATGGAAGCTGATATGAAAGATGACAAAGACAAAGTTGACGAAGAAAAAGAAGAAGATGAAAAAGAAATGAAAGTTGAATTAAATGAAGCTTACAAAGTAATCAAATCTTTACAAAAAACAATCAACGAAGTTAATTTGTTAAACGCTAAATTGTTATTCGCAAACAAATTATTTAGAGCTCACAACATGACTAACGAACAAAAAGTTAAAGTGATTGAAACTTTAGATAGAACAAATTCAGTTAGAGAAGTTAAATTGGTGTATTCTACATTAGCAGAAAACTTCAAATTCTCTACAAACAAATCTACTAAAAAATCTATTTCTGAAGGAATCGCAAGCAAAGTAACAAAATCTACTAAGCCAGCACAATCTAAGCAAGTAATTGCTGAGAACACAGATTTCTCTGACAGATTTAAGAAATTAGCAGGTATTATTAAATAAAATATTAAAAAACAAACAATGGACATTAAAAAATTAATGACAGGCGCTAACCCACAAAGCGTTATGCTAGAACAAACAAGAGGTTTGAAAGGCAAATGGGAAAAAACAGGCTTACTTGAAGGAGTAGGTTCTGAAACACAAAAGCATGGTATGGCAGTAATGTTAGAAAACCAAGCAAAACAATTATTAGATGAGGCTACAAGAACAGGTACATCTTCAGGTTCTGAAGAGTGGGCAGGTGTTGCGTTACCTTTAGTAAGAAGAATCTTCGGTTCTATCGCAGCTAAAGAATTCGTTTCAGTTCAACCAATGAACTTACCTTCTGGTCTTATTTTCTACATGGATTTCAAATATGGTACTCAAAACGACGCAAACAGACCAGCTTCTGGTTCTTCTATGTTCGGTAATGGTGGTACTTTCGGTAAAGATAACTTATCACCAATCGGTAACAAATTAGGTTCAACTCAAGCAGCTGAAGGTGGTCTTTACGGAGCAGGTAGATTCGGATATACAATCAATGATGTAACTGCTGCAGTTACAGCAACTGTAGCTTCAGCTTCTGCATCTGATTTCTTAGGTAATGAAACATTATCTGCATCTTTTGCAGCTACAAGTGGTTCTCAAGCTTGGAGAAAAGTAACAGTAGGTTTACCTTCTAATGCTGATTACAATGGAGTAAGAGCATTTAAAGTATCTGGTTCTACATCTGTAACTCATTTCCCTGAATTGACTACATTGACTAATGGTTCTGCATCTTTCTTCGTATCAGCTTCAATCGATACAAGAGCAATTGTGGCAACTGATTTTACAACTCAAACTTTAGCTTACTCTAAGCAACCTGATGACATCTCAAGAGGTGACTTCGAAGATAGAGGAACTGATTTAGCAATCCCAGAAATCGAATTAGAATTGAAATCTGAACCAATCGTTGCTAAGACAAGAAAATTAAAAGCAATCTGGACACCGGAATTAGCTCAAGATTTAAACGCTTACCATAGTGTAGACGCTGAAGCTGAGTTAACTCAAATGTTAAGTGAGTACATCTCTTTAGAAATCGACTTAGAAATCTTAGAAATGTTACAACAAAACGCTTTCACTACTGACTATTGGTCAGCTAGAGTTGGATACGATTATGATTCTGCTACTGGTAGATTTGCAGTTGATTCTAACGCAGCAGCAGCTTCTGCTTACACAAAGAGCACTTGGTACCAAACTTTAGGTATTAAATTACAAAAAGTTTCTAACAAGATTCACCAATTAACTATGAGAGGTGGTGCAAACTTTATCGTTGTATCTCCAAACGTAGCTACAATTTTAGAATCAATGAATGGTTTCTCTGCAAATCCTGGTAAAGACTCTTTACAATTTGCTGCAGGTGTTACTAACATCGGTTCTATCTCTAACAGATACGATGTTTATAAAAACCCGTATATGACTGAGAACGTTATCTTAATGGGCTTCAAAGGTTCTAACTTCTTCGAAACAGGAGCAGTTTACGCACCATATGTTCCATTGATTATGACTCCATTAGTTTATGACCCAACTAACTTCACTCCAAGAAGAGGTGTTATGACTAGATACGCTAAGAAAATCGTAAGACCTGAGTTTTATGGTAAAGTTATCGTTGAAGGTTTGAACACTTTATAATCTTTGAGTAGATTAGATAAGTAATAGACTTACAATAAAGAAAAAGGGAGAGTAGAAATACTTTCCCTTTTTTATTTATATAATTCATATTTATAGTAGTAAAACTATAAATTTTTATTATGTCCTTAAACTTAAAATGGCCTGGAAGTTCTTCATTTGTAACAGGCTCAACACCCTTTGGAATATACGATACGGATACATCATTTCAAACTGATGCACCAAAAACTGCCGATTGGTGTGCTAAAAGATTAGGTTACCCAATTATAGATGTGGAATTAACATCGGGTTCCTTTTTTGCATGTTTTGAAGAAGCAACTTCGGAATATGGTGCACAAGTAAATCAATTTAACATTAGAAATAATTTAGATATTTTAAAAGGAGCATCAACTGGTTCAAACTATTCTCAAAAATTAGTAGATGGTTCTTCGGTTCCAACAATTTTTAGAATGGCACAATCATACGGAACATTATCAGGAGTAGGTGGAAATGTAGATATTAAAAAAGCTTACATAGACATAACTCCGGGTGTACAAAAATATGATTTAACAACTCTATCATATGACGCAGCTACATCACAATCATTAAGTTCATCCGTACAAAGAGATGTTGTTAAGGTATTTTATGAAGCAACACCTGCAATAGCTCGTTTCTTTGACCCATATTCAGTAGGTGCACAAGGTACTTTAAACTTAATGTCGGAATTAGGATTTGGTAATTTCTCACCTGCAGCACAATTTTTAATGATGCCTTTATATGAGGATGTATTGAGAATGCAACAAATTGAATTTAACGACCATATTAGAAAATCTGCATTTAGTTTTAATATTGTAAATAATAAATTAGAAATATTTCCTTTACCAACTGACGGAACTCGTGCAAGAATATACTATGAATATTTTGAAAGAGATACTTTTGAAAATAATTCATCAATAGTACAAGATGGCGTTGTTGCTGATTATTCAAATATTAGATATGATTTTATTCCATATATAAAAATAAATGAAGTTGGTAAACAATGGATTAGAAAATATACACTTGCACTTGCTAAAGAATTATTAGGTGCGATTAGAGAAAAATATAGTTCAATACCTATACCGGATGGTGAAGTAAGTTTAGATGGTGCAGCATTAAGAGCAGAAGCACAAGTTGAAAAAGATGAATTGGTAAAACAATTAAGAGAAAATTTAGAAGAGTTGGGTAGAAAAAATCAATTTGAAATAAGAAAAAATGAAGCAGAATACCATCAAGATATGTTAAGAAAAGTTCCATTAAAATTATATGTAGGATAATATGCCAAAATTTTTATCTAATAGAGATGTTAGTTTCTTCAAAAGTATTGCAAGAGAACTAGTGAATGATATCATACAGGTTGCAGTTGTTTTGTATAAAATAAACATATATGAAACAAAAGTAAACATATATGGTGAAGCTCTAAATAAAACATGGTATCAGGGTGTTGAAATATATGCATTGGTAGATAAAGAGCCTGAAAATGTTCAGTATGAAGGATTTGGTCCTGACAATTCACAAATGATAACATTTAAATTTGATAAAGATACTTGCCAAGAAAAAAATATTTACCCAGAAATAGGTGATGTTATTTATTTTGATAATTCTTATTATGAAATTGATAATACAAATGAAATACAATTTATTGGAGGACAACCTGATAATAATTATAGTATTGTTGCAACAACATTTATGGTATCTAAATCTACATTAAACATAGAAGAAAGAGTAAATTAATATTATGGCAGAAAATCCATTAAAAAAAGACTTAAATAGAGCAAATCAAATAAAATCAGAAAAAGGAAACATTAAAAAAAGTGTTACTCTTTTTGATATTGATTATGCTATGATGTCTTATTTAGAAGATGTTGCATTACCTACATTAGAAGATGGTAATGGCCAGACTTTAAAAATACCTGTTATATATGGTAATTCGGAAAGATGGAAAGGTGCAAGAAGAGATGGTGTTTATAGAGATATAAAAGGTAAAATACAATTACCAATTATGATGCTTCGCAGAACATCAATTGCAAAAAATGATTCAATGCCCATGTTTAATAGACATGTTTCATATAGAGCATATTCAAAATATAATAAAAATAATAGATACGATAAATTTTCAATATTGGGAAATCAAAAACCATCGTATGAAGTTTATAACGTAACAATGCCGGATTATATAGAAGTTACTTATGAATGTATGGCTTGGACAAATTATATAGAACATTTAAATACTGTAATCGAATCCTTATCATTCGCATCGGATGAATATTGGGGAGATAAAACTAAATTTAAATTTTTAACAACAATATCCGATTACAATGTTGTAAATGAAGTTGGTGAAAATACAGAAAGAATTAACAGAGTTGAATTTAGTTTAACCGTTAAAGCTTATTTACTTCCAGAAAAATTTGATGGTGAAGATACTACAAAAAAATCATTTTCAACCAAAAGAGTTATTGTTTCGACTGAAACGGATATAACGGGAAATGGAAGATTAGAAGGAATTTTAACAACACCATCACCATATTATGATAATAAAGATTTGATTGACTTTTTATCTTTAAATAATAATAAATCAAAAACAATAATTAATGGTGATATTGACACAAATTATGTTGGTAAAGTAGGAAAACAAACAATTACATTTTCAGGAATTAAATTAATAAAAGCTCCCCCACAATTATCATCCGTTATTAGTGGTGGTATAACTATTGGAGCTGAAATATACGATGTTAAAGTTTATATAAATGGTGTTAGATATTATCAAACATCACATTTTACAGTTTCATTAGGACTTTATATACATTTTGACCCAACATTATTAGGATTTAGTATTTCTAATAGAGATGAAATAGTGATAACTGGTAAATTTATTGAAATCATATAATGAAACGAAGTTTATTAGATATAACACAAAAAATTAGTAGAAAAGTAGGCCGAGCAATATTGGTTCCAAAAGATTTAACAAATTCTACTTATTGGATTTTTGAAGCAACGGGTTGGAGGTTTGTGGGTATATTGAGAGAAATTGAATATAGAACCACACAGGATAGATTAAAGGTTTATATGAATACTCAAACAATTGTTTCAGATGATTATATAATTGAAGAAGGTGCAAATGGATTGTTGATAAAATTTATAAAAGCAAGATTTGAATTTTATACAAAAAACCAAACCGAAATGGACGCATTGGATTATATTGAAATAAAAGGAGATATAGAACAATATGCTTAAACAATTTAATTCAAATGTAAGAAAACTCAATAGAGTAATACAACAAATTAACTTAAATAATTTGTCAGGCTCCGGCTATTTAGATAACTTATTAGAAGATTATAAAACCCAAACATCTTTATCATCTTCATTTGATGGTAGAGATATAAATGGTAATCCACTATCATCCTCACAGGCAATGTTAGAATTAAGTGCATCAACAGCATACAATTATAATACATCATTTGATACTTCAATTCCAACAAAATTTAATTCAAATACAAAATCTAATCCAAATCCAATTAAAGTTGTAAATAATAAAACAACTATATCGGATTTCTACCAAGAAATATTAGAAAATAGTGCAAGATATGTTAAGAGAAGTGTTGATTCATTTAATAATGATGGATTTGGTACTTTGACAATATTAAATACTGCATTAGATTATGGAACGGAAGGTGTATCTGCAGACAATTTTGAATTATTAGTCTATGGATTAAACATACCTGGAGATTATAGTGTGAAAGAAGTTGGTAGTAATGTGGTCATTACATTAAATGATGAATATATTGATTTTGATAATGTAACATTAAATGATATTTATGTTATAGGTAAACTAAAAGATATCGTAATAGGAACCGAATTTGATATAATTTTATCAACCGAAAATGATGAAGAAATAATACTATAAAAAAATGGCACTAAGACAAACTAAAAAAATATCGGAATTACCCGCATTAAGTCCGGCATCATTAGATACAACTTTTGTAGTTGGTATATCTGGTAGCACAACATATAAAATTTCTATAAACCAATTAACATCTTCGTTAGATACTACATTTGCAACGGACTTGGTAACTGCCGCATTAAGTAGTAATTTGGATGGTAAATTGTCTACATCATCTTTCAATTCATATACTGCATCAATAACGACATCCGGTACAATTAGTTCTTCTGCACAAATTACATCATTAGGATTTATTAGTTCTTCTATTTCATTAGTTTCATTAAATTCATATACGGCTTCACAAGATGGAACTAATATTGCATTTACAAATGGTATAAATGGTAGATTGACAACATCTTCATTCAATTCATATACGGCATCACAATCAACATCATCATTAGTAAATAGATTAAACGCAATTGAAAGTGTAAGTGGAAGTTGGATTACTGAAAGTGAAACGGGTTCATTTTTGACATCATTAAGTGGAGCAATAAGTTCTTCATCTCAATTAACATCTTCATACGATACAAGATATACATTGAGTGGTAGTGTTCAACCATTACCTTCAAATTTATTGAGTTCATCTGCACAAATAACTGCATTTGGATTTATAAGTTCGTCAACAACCATACCAGCAGGAACTATTAGTGGTTCTTTACAATTGACAAGTTCATTTGATTTGAGATATTTGTTAACAGGTTCAGTAACATCATCTATAACTCAATTAAATTCATTTACATCTTCATTAAATATTTGGACAAGTTCAGTAGCAACAACAGGTTCAAATAATTTTATTGGTAATCAAACTATAACCGGCTCATTAACAATAACCGGTAGTGCAAAAGGAAATATAGTTCCAATAACTATTGCATCATCTACCGCATCTTTGGACATGAATGCTGGAAGTTACTTTACCCTAACTCTTGCAAATAATGTAACTACACATATTAGAGCCACAAATATAACGCCAGGTATGAGTGCAACACTTTTGATTACAACGGGTACAAACTCAACGGCATCGTTAGCACCTACATTATTACAACCATCTGGTAGTGCATATAGTGCATCTATTGGTGTTAGTAAAAAAGATGTACTTTCATTGGTTGCATTTGATTCAACAAATATGTATGTAGTATCAACTAAAGCAATGCAATAATATGATATTTCAAAATTTTGGATTTAATCAAAATTATCAAATTACAAATATTATTCCTCCAAATTTAGTATTTGATTTAGACGCAGCTAACTTTGCTGCCGTTCCAACTAGTGGTGTATCAAAAGATGCTACTGGAGTATATACATTAACATCAAATGCTGGTTCTTCTCTTACTTGGAATAGTGCCAATGGTGGAACATTCGCTAAATCAAATAGTACAGGAACGGATTTTATTGTCGGTGGCCCAAACTATGTTACCGCACAAAGTTATACCGTATTTATGGCATACAAATTATCAGCAACATCAGCTGGTAGATTATTAAACACACAGAGTGAAGCAACTAAGGATTGGTTAATGGGTGCATATAATGGAAACCCAAAAACATTCTATCCAAACTTTTCTGTAAACTTACCAGGAAGCGGTGCTGATACCGTTTGGCATTTAGATTGGGCAACGTGGGATACGATAACTAGTACCGGTAAATTATATGCATCGACAACTACTGCACCAACTACTCATTCTTTTACAGCAACAAGTGGTGGTGGAGGTGGATTCAACCAATTAAGATTATTCAGCCGTTCAGGTGGATTTGAAGTTCAATCAGGAAATATCGCATTCGTTAAAGTATATGATGGTGTATTGGATATAGCTACCATTCAATCCCTACATGCAACTTACAAAGCTAGATTTGGATATTAAAATATTGGATAATTGGAAAGAGTTATATTTATAGGATATGGCAAACTTAATTAGATTAAAACAAATAGAGAGTAGTTCCTTTTTAGAAGCTGCAGGAGGTGTAGGTCAAAACTTTTCACAATCGGTAATCAATATTATTACAAGTGAAGTAGAGGGTGTATTACCAACCGGAGTAATTTCTGGTTCTACACAATTAGATGGAACTACAATTAAAAATCTTAAAATTTCTACCACAAATGCAGATAAATATTCATTAGTAATTAGTGGAGCAATGGCAGTAGTAAACGCAACCGGTTTGACTGGAAGCTTGGATGGTGATATGGATGTAACTGTTCCTGGACAAATATACTTAGTATCTGGAAGTGTTCCTCCAAATGACCCATATGTGAGTGGAAGTGAACAATCAAATATAATTGACCAGGGAGAGTGGTAAACAATAAAAGTTTTATATTTATACATTGAATAACTATATTAAAGGAGAATAACCAAAATACATGGCACAAATTATTAAACATAGAAGGGGTAGTTTAGAATCCCTATCAGTAATTACTTCATCACTTCAAAAAGGTGAAATAATTATATCATCAGGTTCTTCAAACATAACTTCATCAAATGGTTCTTCTATTGTATTTGCCGTTGTTGAAAGTGGGTCAGTACAAGCTGTAAATAGAGTTATAAGAGGTACAGGTATTCCAAACATATTTAGTGGTTCTACTTACAACGGAATGGTTGATGGTGTTCCTTACTATGCAAGTGGTAGTTCAACACTTTATTTATTAGGTTCGGATAGAAACGAAGCTATTAATTTAGTTGGTAATATTCAACCATACTCTGCATCGGTTTCAGCCTCATTTACCTCATTAAGTGCATCAGTTGCAGCCGGAAATATTTTTCAATTAACCGGTTCAGCATATAATACAATAAATAACTTAGAAATTACAGGGGGTGTTGCAGTAAGTGGAACAATCAATGCAGACAATATGACTGTTGGTATTCCAACTTCAAATCAATGGCAAAGTAACTTGAGTGGTTCTTATTTTAATAACTTTACTTCTGAATCAAACGTATCCGAAATATTAAGATTCGTTGCAGGATTATTATCATCGTCAGCACCGGATGCATCACCGAATACAAAAACATATAGTACATATACGGATGCAGCAACAAATACAACAACTGCAGCTGCTTTAACAGGTAGAATTCCACAAACATCTACTAATACAACAATTACATATTTGAATAGTAAAGGATTTGCAACTGCAGGTTCTACTATTTTTACTGGTATCACACCAATTTATACTGACTCATTATATCAAGTTAGTTATACATCAACCGCAGCGGGAACTACAATTGTAAGTTCATCTGCAGACACACAATTATTTGGATTGGGTTTATTAAGTAATGGTACACCGACAACATTTAATGTAAGTGGTTCATTTACTCATAGGTTCAAAGATAATAGTACAAAAACCGATACCGTAACTTCATCATCTCTGGTAGTTCTAACTCAAACAGGAGCAGGTACTACGGCAGGTGTAAGTTTAGCAAAAATAAATACGGCAAATGTCGCAGTAATCCCTCCAGCATATCAAGATGGTAAGTTTGCATCAATATTACCTCAAAAAATATATGTAACAGGTTCTACATCTACTGTAAACATAAGTGGATATTATGATATAACCGCATCAATTAAGATATCGAGTGGCTCATCTGTATATACAACACCAATAGTAGTTACGGAAGGTATATTCTACGCACCATTAACTCAAATAGCAACAAACATTCCTGTTCAAACATCAGCAACGGGTAGTACGACATTAACATATGTATCGGCAGTTTCTCGTTCTTTATCAGGAGCACCTTATTTAAGTGGTTCAACGTATTCAATATCATCATCGGTAACAAATCTATTTAATCCATTATTCTATGCCGGAACGATTGCTTCGATTGGATTGAGTGGCACAGGTATGACTGCAACATCAGGTGTAAGCTCAGTTAACACATCAGGAGGAACAATAGGAACTGCAAATGCTGTTTTTGATACTACAAATACAACAGTTAGAACTACTTCTACAATTCCATTTGAAACGGATGTAGTTAGATTGAACGGATTATATACATTTGGTTCTGCAAATATAACAAATATTGGACAAACATCATTCACTCCAACAACTTGGACTGCAACGATGAACGGACAAAACTATAATAATGGTTCATCTGTTTCAAAAGTAAATACATTTGATTATCATACGGCAGGAGGATTCGGACAACCCGTAGGTAGTGGTTCATTGGCATACTTTACAAGAACACAAGGAGCCGATGCATCAACTGCATTAATCGAATCATTCCTTGGAGAAAATTATAGAATCCAATTAGCAGATAACGTATTAGCATTTAATGGTACTGCAGCATCAACTGTATTTGGATTATACACATATACAAGTGGAAATGATTTACAAGTTAAGCCAGGATATTTAGTAAAACCGGGTGGTACTTACGGATATTGGTTAGGTGACCCTGATACCTCTAAAACTTACAAATATTATATCAGAAAATTCACAACTTCAGGAAC